TAACGAGACCGATCTTGAGAAGCTTGATGGCATTACTGACGGCACCGCTGCCGCTAACAAGGCTCTTGTCCTTGATGGCAGCAAAGACGCCTCTGGTTTACGCAACCTATCTCTTACGTCGATTACAGACGGAACGGCAACTCTAACTGGCGGCAACTTGCAGGCTGTTGGCCAATTAACAGCTTCTTACGCTAAGATTGGAACTCTTGACGTTACGACGATTAACAGCGTGACCACTACGGTTGAGAACGTCGAAGTTTCAGCTTCGTTGATGATTCTTTCTGACGGCGCAGCCCAGTCTTCTGAGGCTGACGGATCAGGTATGTTCATCAGCGGTGCAAACGCACAATTTGTCTGGAACAACTCCAAGGCGGCACTAAGCTCAAGTCACAAGATGTTCGTTGGCGGAAATATGGAACTTGACTCTGGCGCATCGTTTGTTATCGGTTCCGCCGATATGGACGAAACTGACCTTGAAAAACTCGATGGTATCACCAATGGTACTGTCGCTGCCAACAAGGCTGTTGTTGTTGATGCTAGTAAGGACTTGGCTGGTGTTAATGACCTTACGCTTGAAGGCTCTTTGATCATTGGCGATGCTTCCATGAGCGAGACTGACCTTGAGAAGCTTGACGGTATCACTAATGGTGCCGGTGCCGCTAACAAGGCTCTTGTCCTTGATGCTAGCGCTGATGTGGCTTCTGGCTTGCGCAGCGTAACTGGCTCTGGCGATGCCTATTTCGCCAAGCTTCGTTCATCTGGCGAAGTCCGTGCAGACGGGGCTGGCGTTTTCGGTGGTAACCTAGATACCTCCGGCGACTTAACTGCCGCCACTATTACAATGACCGGGTTCTCGGTTGATGCTGACGGTGATGTCGTATCCTCTCGCTCTATTACCGCTGGTAGCTCGTTCATCATCG